AAAAATAATTATACCTTTGCGCAACTCTCTCAATATGTATAAACTACTATACATTCTCTACATCCCACTTTTAATAATAGAGTGGCTCGCTGACATTGTTTCTAAAATTTGGGCAAGCATTCACGAATCTATTAGAGATGTGGCTCTTGTCTTAGAAAAACTAATCAACGAGCATGAGTTTACTGTCCAGAAGTCTCCAAAGAAAGGCTAACATCCCTACCCGTTTTAGCACGGATGCCCCTTTCCAGGTCGTTAACGGGATGTTGGTTCCTTATACAGATGTTACAAAGAATTATATTATCAATGGTTACAATGTTAATGATGTTATTTATTCCATTGTAAAGCTGATAGTTGACAAAGCTAAGGTCGCGGCATGGGGATTATATAAGATTGAAGATGAAGCGGCATACAAACAGCTACAATCCTTAAAATCAAAAAGTAATCTTACTGCTAAAGAATATGTAACCTCTTTATCACTTCAGAAAAAGGCATTGATGCCTGTAAAAAATCCGGGTAAGTGGGGAGAGCTTCTAAAATATCCAAATGAACTTGATACTTGGAGCGAATTAATTGCCGGCGGTATTTCTTATAAACTAATCACAGGGAATAAATATAAATGGGGTGAAATAATTTCACAAGGAGCAAATAAGGGAGTTCCTTTAAGGATAAAACTATTCCCTTCTCATTTAATGCAAATTTTTGCAAAGGGGTTGTTTCCGAATGAAGAAATAACCGGGTTCGGTATATCTGAAATACCCAAATCTTTTTACACACCTGATACAATTTTACACGAAAAATATTTCAATCCAAACTGGTCTTTAAATCACGATCAGCTTTATGGGATGTCTCCACTGAAAGCCGCGTTGTTAAGACTAAAGAAAAACAATTCGCTTACGCAGGCAGAGGCATCTACTTTCCAGAATGAAGGGATCAAAGGTATTTTGCACATGAAAGCGCAAATAGGACAGGTAGATGGAGATGATGCGCTCACAGAGGTAAGAAGGTTGAAAGAGATAATGATAACCGAATGGAATGGGATGCATAACCGTGGCCGTGTTGGTCTTGGCGCTTATGATATGGGCTATATTCCTATCGGCTTAACCTCTGAAGAAATGCAGCTTATAGAATCAATGATGTTAGATGTAAGGTTTTTCTGTTCCATTTACGGGGTTCCATCTCAATTACTGAATGACCCGATCAATAAAACTTACAATACTTATAAAGAAAGTGAACGGGCTTTGACGTCAAGATGCGCTTTACCTGAATTAAAATCTACTGCCGATGCTTTTAATAGAAAGGGTGAAGGATGGGGTCTGAAGAAAGGTGAAGTGTTAGACTACGATATGTCGGCGTACCCTGAACTTCAAGAAGATGTAAAAGATGTTGCAACGTGGACAAATCAATTAATAGCAATAAGTCCTAATGAACAAAGGGAATTATGCGGGTTGGCTGCTCTGCCTGACGAAGAAATGTCCGAACCGTGGGTAAATAGCATGGGAAGGCAACCATTGACAGATTTCCAAATGAATGAAGTAGATGAAAGTCTTAATGAAAACGAAAATGAAGAAGATGACACTCAAACAGATTCGGAGTAGCAGGCCTGAGATAGCTAAATTGGTAATGGAAAAGTATCCTAGAAATAAAGAGGAACGCAAGGGGTGCCAGACAGAAATAGCAAAGCGGGAGTATATGAGATGGCAATTAGCAAAAAGGTTGATGGAATCACCTGAAGTAAGTAAAATTGAATACAACATAAAGATTGACAAAGACTCAGCAAATAGCGCAATTTCAACGGATCAACCGCAGGTTTGAAAATAAGTTCATGCCTAAAGTTCAACGTGCTATTCATTCACAAGTTAAGCCGGTGATCAGGCTTTTGCGTGAAGATGGATTTTCGGCAGCAAGGAGTTATTTATTAAAAAATGTCGGCAACGAAGAAATTGCAAAAGTCATTCGTGAATTATACCGGTCAGTTGGTTCAAAGTGGGCGCAGATAACTTATTCACGGTTACTTCCAGAGACAAGAGGTCAGAAGTTTAATAGCCTGACACTTCAACAAGAAGGGTTTGGGTTTAACTATTTGTGGACTCAATTCATACTTGACTATCTTAAACAATTCCTTTTAGAGAAGATCACTTTTAAAATTGCTGAAACCACAAGAGATGCATTATTAAGAGTACTTTCTACTGCTACAGCTTCGGGAATGTCGATTGATCAAACTGTAGATCAGCTGGAAGATTGGCCTTATGAAAGATTTCAGGCCGCAAGGATAGTAAGAACAGAAACCAACAGGGCGGCTAATGTAGGTTCTACTGCACAGGCTGAAACGTCAAAATATGAGCAGCAAAAAGAATGGCAGAGCGCCGACGATAACAGGGTAAGAGGTAATCCGGTTACAGGTAAGAAAGATCATGCCGACCACTTTTCATTGGATGGCGTTAAGATTGATGCTGACGACTTTTTCCACGACCTGAGAAATGGCGATCAATTACAATTCCCAGGAGATCCAAACGCTAGTGCCGCAAGCTCAGTAAATTGTAGATGCCACGCCTCTTATACCCTCAAAAGAGATAGCAGCGGTAATTTAATTCCAAAAAGAAAAAGTACATCTGTAATATTCCCCGGGCAAACAAGACAACGACAAATTATTACTATATGAAAGAAATAAAATTATATAATGGGAGAGTAGCATTGGTTGACGACGACGATTTTGATCTTATGAATAATTATAAATGGTCAATACACAAAGCTGGAAATGTGGAATACGCCAGAAGTATGCCCGGGAAACAATATATGCACAGAATGATATTAAACCTGAATGATCCTAGAATATTGGTAGATCACATTGATCATAATGGGTTTAATAATACAAAAGAAAATTTGAGGGCTTGTAATAAGTCTTTAAATGGAGCCAATAGAAAATCTGCAAATAAAAATTCATTATCTAAACACGTAGGAGTTTATTGGTTTAAGCAAACAAATAGATGGCACGCAAGGGTGTGGAAGGAAAGGAAGTGTTATCATCTTGGATATTTTAAATCAGAATCAGATGCTGCATTAGCATATAATAAAAAAGCTACTGAGTTACATGGGGAATTTGCCCATATAAACAATATAAACTAACTGAAATGGCACAATTCAGATTTGTGGTAGACGGAGACTTCGTAGATTTTTACGATGGCACCCAGCACGTATTTAGAGTTAGGAATACGACGCAAGATGTAGATTGGTATTATGAAACAGCTCCAGGAATAAAGTTTGAAGTAGACGGGCATGGATATAATACGATCCCTTCCGAAATAGAAATTGATGGGGTTACTCTTTCAGCGAACACAGAATTTGATGCAGCGATAGTAGCTATTTTCCCAAATTTAGCCGGAGGTGAAGGCGGGACAACAACCCTGGCAGATGTACTTGCAGAAGGTAATTCCGCTGGTGATTTAAGAATAACAGATTTAGATGATCCAGCAAGCGGTCAAGACGCAGCAACTAAAGCATTTGTTGAAAATAGCTTCGAAGGAAATTTAGGATACATTTCATATCATGCAATACTTAGTCAATCGGGCACAAGCAATCCTGTTGCAAATGTTCAGAAGAATACATTACCTGGCGGTGCTATTGCGTGGACAAGAACAGGCGTTGGAGAATATCAAGGAGTTTTAACTGGCGCATTTATAGAAAATAAAACAATGATATTCCCAAGTAGTCACAGTCTGTTTTTAGGGATGGCCATAATATCTTGGGTTGACGTTAATACGATAACGATATCTACAAGTGACAATGGTAATCCTGCAGATTCAATAATCGGAGCAAATGGGTTTTTAAAATTCATTGAGATAAGAGTGTATAATTAATAATCGTCATGGAAGTCAACATTGTCACGTTCGTTCTTGATGACAGTAAAATAGAACTCTAAAAAACTTATAACTATGAAACAGTTTAAAACCTTTAGCACATTAATAAAAGACGTTGACCGGAAAGGTCGTGTTTTGGTTGCTGCCAATGCCATAGGGAATGTAGATTCTGACAATGATCGTTCCATGAACGGTTCTTTTAATAAGACAATAAAGGAAAATTTTAGCCGTGTTAAATGGTTTTTAAATCATGATACAAGGATGCTTTTAGGCGTCCCAATCGAAGCAAAGGAAAGATCTGCTTATCTACAAGTTCTTGGTCAACTCAACATGAACAAAGAAATAAGCAGGGATATTTACGAAGATTATAAACTATACGCTGAACATGGAAGGACATTAGAACACTCAATCGGGGTGGAGGCTAAGAAGTTTAAAATGGTCGATAATGTTAGAGAGATAATAGAATGGATGTGGTGGGAATATTCTACGCTAACTTCTTGGGGAGCAAACTCAGACACTCCCCTACTCGACATAAAATCTGCACCTTCGGTGTATGATGAAATTCAATGGCAAGAGCAGAGGTTGAAAAAAGGAAAGTATTCAGATAAAAAGTTTAAAGAAATAGATTTATATTTGTCAAAGTTAAAGCGATCACTTAGCAGGGAGCCGGACTTTAAGAGCACCACTTACCTGAATAAGCCGAGAGCAAAAGCGATAGATAACTTTATTGATTCGCTAAACTAAAATAACGTTCACTTAGTGCGGAGCCGGACTCCATAGAGAGCACCACTTACAAACATAAGCCGAATGTGAGGTCACTCAAAACGTGAGTGGCATTATTATTTACTCACTTTAAAACATTCGGTTTATGAAACGAACTTTCGTAAAGTTCCCCTGCAGGGGAATTCTCCCGCGTATAATTTCCCATCGTCAGCAAATCGGTTCAGGTTGTCACAACATTGCATATAAGACTGATGCTATGGATGACGATGATGAAGAAGAATTATTGGACAAAAAACTCGGCGCCGTTAAGAGCGCACTGGAAAAACATCTCACCCGTCAGCAAAGAGAAAACCTTGAAAAGTTAGAGGAAACGATCGAGGAAAAACTTGCAAAAAGACTTGAAAAAAAGAGTGCAACGTTTCAGGAAAATCTTGATAATGCAAACAGGATTATCTCTGAAATGAAGACGGCTAATGAAGATAGCCAGAAGTTAGTCACAGCCGCAACAACAAAGACAGCCGAACTGGAAAAATTGGTTGCTGAACAAAAAGAAAGGGCCGATAAAAACCAAGGAGTTATTGATGCTTTTGTGGTTAATAAG